CATCTGAAAGTTAACGGTTACACTTGAGCCAGTTGTAAAAGTACCCTGACCAGTTGTATCGGTGTCGTCAAAGTAAGTCTCAACCGTTGCCGTTGCATCTTTAAATGAAGAAACGTACGTCTTGGCTTGATCGCCCATCGTGGTGGTTTCTAAAACGTCAGAGGTTTCGCTGACACTGAATGATATAATCTCAGCAATAGCGTTTGAGCCGGATTTAACCGTGCCGTCATTTCCCTTGAAAGTTGCCATAATAAAATCTCCTGTTATGCGGCAGTTTCAACATCATTTTCAACTGTGCGATATTCCACAGTCACGGTGAAGCGACCTATTGCGACAGGTCTTTCCCCATCGCCAGAAAAATCAACTTCAAAAGAAGTAACCTGAACGTCCTTTGAAAGACCGCCCAGAGTTACATTTGCCGCCAATGCTTCTTCAACCTCAACGGCAATCTGATCAAGCGTATTGTCATAGTTAGCAGTTGCGTTGACATACGCCTCAACCTGAACCTCCAAGACCCTGCTAACAGACCGCGCCAGCGTCATTGTATCGAACTCAACGGCCTCTGATCTTGTAAACACGCAAAGCCCCGGCATTTTGCTTTGCTCAAGGGGGTAAATTCGACTGCGAAAAACATTTGACCCGGTTGTTGTCAACCCAGTAACTGCCGTCACAATCGCATCACGGATTTGCTTGCGAACATGCGCCATCAGTCACGCTCCAGAACCAGCATCGTCATTCCAGTGCCATCGTCCTGCACGATCCTGACTGTATAGTTGACCCCACTAACAATCAGAGCATCGCCCTCAGCCGCGCTTGAAACGTCAGCAGTGCGGCAATGAAAACGCGGTTGCTGCAATGCCACGCCAACGCCGCCACCCGCATCAACCTCAATGAAGTCGTTGTCGAAAATGCCGTTTACAGTGCTGGCAGAACCGCCAGATGGAGTATAAGTTGCGGCAGTGCCGAAATCATCAACATCCACAAAAATAGCACGATCAGCGGCACTCTCAACGGCCATCACTCGTCCTCTGGCGTTTCAATTTCATCAGAGCTAACAGACCTGTCAGTTAGCTTCTTTTTTGCCCTTGCTGGCTTTACCTCTTCAGCCAGACCCCTTGCAATTAACTTTTCAGCAATTCGATCATGAACGTCATACTCACTGCCAGCAAACATATTGCCGATGGTGCCAGTGTAACATTTGTCTAAAATCTTAACTCTCATAATAAAACCTTTCTAGGTAAGGGGTGGGCGAAAGAACCGCCCACCCGCTAAGTTACGCGGTTGAAACCTCGTCAGTGATTGCAAAGCTGGCTGCATTACGCAGAGCAACATCAACGTCCTGATGGACAATGATGCGAACCGTACCAGCAAGGCCACCAGTCGTTTCATCAACAAGGATCGATGGCGCACCAAACAGACCAACCATAAGCTGGCTGAAGTCACCGTAGATCAGCGCAGATGCGTCTGTGCCACCATCGCCCGGGTTCAGGTTTGATGGAACGTTGCTTGTGAACTCTGCTGGATAACCATAAATGTTATTCCAAGGATCGTTCAGAAGCATCACGCTGTCGGTTGATGAAACCTTGACAGTGTTTGCCATCTTCGCCTTGACCTTCGGGTTAGACAGCCAGCCAAGTGTGTTCTGATTGACGATGCCGTTCGCATCTTCAACAGTCTTCACAAGATCGGTGATGTCAGCCCAAGTCAGAGCAGCCACGTCAGTGCCAGCGGAAATGTCAACATTCCCGACATTGCCGTCATTGAGGATGCCTGTAGGCTCGCCAGAAGAGCCGGAGCCGCTGATAGCAGTTGCTTCAATTTTGTCAGCAAGAGCGCGGAGCAAATCGTCCTGAACAACCTGATCAAGTGCTGGAATGCTCTCCTTGAGTGCAAGGCGACCAATATCAACAAACGCGCCCATCGTGCGCGGCTGAAGTGTAACGCCAGCATCAGTTTGAGACTGATCAGCAACGCTGCCAAGCTCCTCAACAAAACCAGCAGATGCGCCAGTTGAGAACTTTGGCATCTTGATGCGGTTTGTCAGTCCACCCATAAAGGTGACACCAAGAGCGGCCATCACTTGCTTTGCACGCAGAGCCTCAATGAACATATCACCGCGATGAACCGTTGGGATGAAGTTGTCAACGACATTTTCAGAACCAGAGGCACCAGTTGCAGCCGTTGTCATCGCACCAGCACGCCACGCAAAGTCAGGAACGTAGAAGCCCTCGCTTTGCTTGCCAGTGCGGCGAGCAATCTCATCATGCAGTTCACGCTCAAAACCAGCGTCAGCCCAATCGTGATTGACCTGTGCGCGGATCATTTTGCCCAGAGAATATTGACGCTGTTCTTTAACAGGCGCATCAACAACGTGGGCTGGGGTTTCAAGTGGCTCGTTTCCAATGGCGTTCAAAAGCTCGCCACGGAACTCATCAATGGAGACACCACGTCCGATTGCATCTTCACCCATATCGGCTTTGTTGTGTTTCCGTGCCAAGGTCATAATCTCCTTGGCATTTTTCTGTGCGGCTTTGGCAGCTTCGGCCCGTACCGCATCAAGATCGATGTCAGTCATTTTGATTTCTCCTGTTGACTTGACGGTTAGATTGAGGGGTTCGGAACTCGACCGACCAACGCCGACCAGACTTGACTGATCTGCCGGGATTGAAACGATTGAGATTTCCATTGGTGTGGTGGCGACCCTGACAATTTTGTCATCATCGTCCTCACGCTTCACGCGGTCATCTACGCGATAACCCACGCTTATATTTTGCCGAATACCATCGACAACATCGTTGAAAATTTCTGATGCCATTTCGCTTCTCCCAAAGCGAACCTTAGCTCGCAGACGGCGAGCATCATCATCAAGTTCAACAGATTCCACAACGCCAATCTGACGCTTCATATCGTGATCCAGCAGGAGTGGCGCACGGCCTGAATTTAAAAATTCAAGGTTCATGCTCTCACGGCTATGGTCAATCACTTCCATACCAAACTCACGCTGGACTGGCTCTTCAGAAGAAACACCGACATGAACCGTGCGGCCTTCCTCATCAATGGCCTTGTCGTCCATATCCATCGCCCGATGAATAAGATCAGCGCGGTCAACGCGCTCTTCTTCTTCATCATGATAGGGACGCTCCTGCATCTCTTTGTGATCGCCGCTTTCTTCCATTTCTTGATCACGCGGCTTTGCAAACGTGATGACGTAGGTGTCATCATTCTCTTGAACATCAATAATATGACGCTTTTCCATATCATCACCTTTTTCATTAGTTGAGGCTTCGTCATTATGACTAAAATCAAGCGATAAATCAATCTCGCGTTCTTCTTCGGTTTTCATCGGATGCCCGTCTGGCAGAAGATCGGTGTCGAACTTGCCCGATGGGAATTTACCAGTCCTGACGGCACGCAAAAAAACATTCACTCTTGCCATTGCCCACTGTTCTGCGCTTGTTACAGTGGGGCGAACGCTTCCGGGGTTTGTTTGATAAGCACCGATGCCGCGCTTGTAAACCGCAGCCAGCATCCTCAACGTCACTCGCTTGCCTTTTTTGTCGCCATATTTTTCATTATGCTCATCAACCTTGTTTCGCAACGATTTCAAGGTTGCATCGGAAAACTCATCTTCCAGTGCGCGGGTTTCTTCTTCATCAATGCCGTCCATAATCCTGTCCTTTTCGTTTGCCCAAGCCCTGCCCGGTGATCCTGCCCATAAGGCCCACGCAATACGTCCGGCTGACGGATACCCATCTTCTCCCGGCCTAAAACCTTCGGCCTCTTTGTCAACTTCATGCCTTGCAAAAAAGCTGACCATCCGGCGCACGGTTTCGGGTGATAGCTCTTGTCGATTTACTATCTGATTGGCTCGCGCAACCCCGACCCTAGTGCCGCCTCGCCCGTGTTCCTCGCGCCAGTCGAGGCCGCGCTGCGCCTCTTCTGCCATTGTTGCGGTTGGTGTAAGGTCTATTTCAACGCCTTTATATGTCGCCATCATCGCCACCATCAACAATCGGATCGGCTGGGAACTTACTACCAAACGGCTCAAACGCCATCGACAGGCCAAACTGTGCCGCAACCTCTTTGTCACGCGCAATCTGACTGAATGTTTCCTCAACATCACGACCATAGTTTGCCGCAACGTCCTGCATTGAGAGAACGCCATTCTGCAACCCGATGACGGCTGCGTTGATCTCTTTGAGCGGGTCAACCCAATTCCAGCCACGACCACGGAAGTTTGCGTTGTCTGAAAATTTGTCGTATTTGTTTGCCGGAAGTGGAACCCCGCCAAAGTCCATCGAACTCGACAGCCACGACCTGAAGATCGGCTCAACAAAATGCTCAATCATAAATGTTTGAAGCGATCTGTAACCGTCACGCTCATCAAGCGCACCCTGACGGATGCTGCTATA